GTGTACTTAGTATAATCAATAGAAATGTTTTTAACTTCATTATCTTTTAGTAAAGCCGATTTTGGCATCCAAAAGTCATGTAAAGTTTCTCCCGAAAATATTTTACCCCAAATATGATACGCCTTATCCTTTTCAACCAACAACTTCTCAACATAAATTTCTGAAGGTTCTTTGGTATACATTTTATCTTCCATCAGTTTTTTACCAAAATATGAATCTAACTTGACCCATTTTTTTGCAACTTTTGGTTGTGTTGTGTTATAATTATTGATATAATCTGCCTGAGGTCTTGTGGGTACGAAAGACTTACTATTTTCTTTTTTGTGTTTTAAATTGAGGATATAGTTATTTGACCCTTCATAATTGTCTAATATTAAAAGGGCTTTTGATTCGGGTGTTTTAGGCACAAAATCTTCCATAGTATAATAAAATATAATAAAATTCAAGAAAAAATCAATTAAAGTATTTATAGGTATGACACAACCTAAAGTTCCAATAACAAGATTAAATAAGTTTTTTGCAGAAGAAGACTTCAATTTAGATATAAAAATGGGAAGAGAATGGTTAGAGGGGGATATGAACTTCACTTTAGTTTTATATAAAGTTGATAGACAAAAAACCAACAACGACGATGTATATGGTGAAGCATTAAAAGGTGGGATACAATTTTTACCACCAATAGAATTTAAAGGTTTGGTTAAAATAGAGGCCCCTGCAAACCAAGACTATGGCTCAACAAAATTAGAACAGTTAGAGCCGGGTAATTTAACTGTTAGTGTTTATCAAGATTATTTAGATGATTTAGAAATTGATATAGAATATGGTGATTATATTGGGTATTATGAAACAGAAAGTAGAGTTAGATATTATAGTGTGGTAAATGATGGTAGGGTGTTTACTGACAATAAACATACTTATGCTGGTTATAAAAGATTTTATAGAACAATTCTTGCAACCCCTGTTACGAATAATGAATTTGAAGGAATTTAATTAAATTATGGCTTTTCCAAAACAAGTAAAAAAAAATTTACCTTTGATTCCACAAAAGTTTGGTGTGGAAAGAAGAGAAGAAATGCTCGAAGACATAACAAGACACGGAACGTTTTTACCAAAAGGGGTATTACATGCTGATTTGGACAGAGGGTTTTTAGATTTTGTCAAAGACAAATTGGAATTAGTTGTTGATGAAAAAAAAGTACCGTTGATTGATAGAATCATAACCAATCAAAATTGGATGCAATTTACACAAACATGGAATTTTCAAGATTTAGATAAAAATATATCATTACCTTTTTTGGCAATTGTAAGAACACCTGAAGTTAAACCAGGAAAATATGTTGGCGGTAAATTTAATGTCCCTGAAAAACTTAGAATTAATTATTTTACAGTACCAACATGGGATGGACAAAGAAAAGGCGCTGATGTCTATAAAGTTCCACAACCTGTTGCCGTTGATATTGTTTACAATTTAAAGTTGTTTTGTAATCGAATGAGAGAAAACAACGAGTTTAACAAAATTGTTATGCAAACATTTGCATCCGCTCAATCCTATACTCAAATAAATGGACACTATATGCCAATAATGATGGAAGAAGTGTCCGATGAGTCAGTAAAAGATTTAGAAAAAAGAAAATACTACATTATAAATTATAAGTTGACACTACAAGGGTTTTTATTAGATGAAGAAGATTTTCAAGTTTCTCCCGCAATATCAAGATATATGACGATGTTTGAAGTAGATACAAAAATTAAAACTAGACGAGTTGAAATTGAACCTCCACGACCCGACAACTTTGATTTTGATTTTACTTTTTTACCTGGAGTAACACAATTATCTGAAGTTTTTAGATATACTGCGGATTTGAAAGTTGTTGAATTGCAAAATTTATCAAGTTGTTATAATTTTAATTATACTGCAACCACAAACAACACTTTAAATTTTGTAACATGTAATAGTGGACCATCAATTATATCAGGAATAACAAGTGGTAATACGGGAACTGTTTGTGTTCAAGGTGGTACATTCCCCGTATTTTCAAACCCAACAGGAGCAACAACAAATTCAACCACATCTTGCGGTAATGCATTTTCTGTTTATATAAATGGTCTTTATATAGGTGATGATTTAGATGTAATTCAAGTTAATGATGGGGATTCTGTATTAATAAAAGCATATAAAACTTTAATCACTCAAACATCGGTAATTAAAACTGTCGCATATTTTGTTTAATCTTCACCGTATATATCTTTAGGTTTAGTACAAGTTTTAATTATTAAGTTTTCTAAAAACTTATACAATTTTAAACCATTTTTTTCACAGTAAGTTTTCAACACTGAATGGACATCATCAGATATTTTAATGTTTTTAATTTTTTTATTTTTCATAATAATTTAAGGTGAGAAAAAAGGCAGAATTTTGTCTGCCTTATCAGATAAATATATTATTGTCAATAGTTTTTTGCAAAAATTCAATGTATTTATATAGAAAACATAAAAAGCTAAAACATAATTTAAAATGGCATCTAGTAATAAGGTTTTCGTCTCACCTGGTGTTTACACTTCAGAAAGAGATTTAACTTTTGTTGCACAAAGCGTTGGTGTAACAACTTTAGGTATTGTCGGTGAAACCATACAAGGTCCCGCATTTGAACCTATTTTCATAACAAACTTTGACGAATATCAAGTTTATTTTGGGGGAACAAGTCCTGAAAAATTTGTAAATACACAAATACCAAAATATGAGGCGTCTTATATAGCAAAGGCTTACTTAAGTCAATCAAATCAATTATTTGTAACAAGAATACTTGGATTATCAGGTTATGATGCTGGTCCATCTTGGTCAGTTGTTACTATTGCAAACCCAAATCCTGCAACAATAGCAGCAACAGGAAATACGACAGGCATTACATTAAACTTTACAGGAACAACGGGTACTAGTGGAAATATTACAATTACAAGTATTCCGTCACAACTAAGTGCTGATTTTAATAGGACATACACAACTTTTAATGGTGGAACCTCTACATTAAATGCAGATTTTCAAAACTTTATTTCCACTAACGTTAATAGATTTAGTGTGAGTGCATCTACTTCAGCAACAACTGCGATTTATTGGGGTACTCTAAGTGCGAATACACTAACATATGTGTCAGGGTCTTCAGTGAATACTGTAACTGCAACTTCTGAAACATTCGGAGTGAATAACGTTAATTTATCTTTAGCCAATCTTTCCGCCGGTACAAATGACACATGGTATTATGCATTATTTGATTATAACAAAGTTCAAAGTGTTGGTTCGTATTATGGATACGGATTCGGAGCCTCAATCGGAGCGATGTCATCTCTTGGTGGAGGAGTGTTCTCAGGAAGATGTAATATTGGTATGACATTCTACTCAGGTTCACCTTATAGTGAATGGGATGATTTAGTTGTATCAACACTACGTTCAAGAGGTCTTACCACATATTCTTCAACACAACATGGACCACAATATTGGGTTACAGGAACAAGTGACGTTCAAATGGTATGTACTGGTACATATTCAGCAGTTACAAGTGACCCATACTCAACTTTTGTAATATCAGGTATTACTTATGATTCTGAAACATTTAGTTTTGAAACTTCAATGTTGTCTACAAATTCTAACTACATGTCAAGTTTATTTGGTAAATCAAACTTTGCAAAAGATAGAAACGAAGTTCCAATTTTTGTTGAAGAAATTTACCCAAGTTTATTAAATTCAGGATATAACAATAGTAAAATTAGAGGTTTATACTGTGATTTAATTGCATTAGACAGTGCTGAATCGTTAGATACTGAAACTATTGGTTTCTATTTAGAACAATATCAAACACCTAAAACCCCTTACTTAGTGTCTGAATTAAGAGGTAATTTGGTTTATAAGTTATTTAGATTTGTTTTGATTTCTGATGGTAATGCGGCTAATAGACTTGTAAAAATATCAATAGGTAATGTATCTTTTACAAACAATACTTTTGATGTATTTGTTAGAGACTTCTATGATACTGACCAAAATGTAAGAGTAATAGAAAGTTTCACAAACTGTTCATTAGACCCTTCACAAAATAACTTTATAGCAAATAAAATTGGTACTTCTAATGGTGAATATCAAGTAAAATCTAAATACTTGATGATTGAGATGGCTGATGAGGCACCAACAGACGCACTTCCTTGTGGGTTTGAAGGTTACATCATGAGAGAATACTCAAATGCAACACCTCCATTTGTTATATACAAAACAAGATATTTAAAGGCGGGTGATGAAATTGACAACCCTCCTTTTGGTTCTGCAAACGGTGGTGATAATATTAGAATTTCATCAGGTGAAAATGTTAGAAGAGCGTACTTAGGTATTTCTAACATTACAGGTGTTGATTATGATTTCTTTGAATACAAAGGTAAACAACTTCCTACAAATATTGCAACTGACACTACAGGTCCTGATTGGGGTTATGTTACTAAAGGGTTCCATATGGATAGTGGAGCAACTATTGTAACTATTTCTAACGCTTATGTTACTTCAGGTCAGTCAGCATTTGAAGTAGGAGCTGGTTCATTCTCAAGCGAACCTTTAGATAGTGATAATCCTTATTACAACCTAAATACAAGAAAATATACTCTATATGCTTACGGTGGATTTGACGGTTGGGACATTTATAGAGCATCAAGAACAAACGCCGATACATTCGCGTTAGGTCAGACAGGATACAAACAAGGAGCCGCAGCATCTGCAACATATCCTACAGCATCAGGTTGGGGAGCGTTCAAACAAATTTCAGGACCAAACCAAGAGACTTGGGCGAACACTGACTACTACGCTTACAAATGGGGTCAATCAACATTCTCTAATCCTGAATCTACAAATATAAATGTGTTTGTTACACCAGGAATTGACTATGTAAACAACAGTAACTTAGTTGAAGACGCGGTTAATTTGATTGAGGAAGATAGAGCAGATTCAATTTACATCTGTACTACACCTGACTTTAACTTATTCTTACCTTCTTACCAAAATATAGAAGAGGGGTTAATTTATCCTCAACAGGCGGTT